ACTGAAGTAACTGTACCTGAAGTTGCAGGACTTGACCATGCTGGTAAACCGGCAACAACTGTCAATACCTGACCAGAAGAACCGATTCCTAATCTAGCTGGAGCAGGAGTAGCATTTTCATAAATGATATCACCAGCAGTAGTAAGAGGAGAAATATTCTTAAATGCAGTTGTAGCACTTGCAACATCGCTCAAGTTATTTGCAATTTGAAGATCAAGGGCAGCATGACCGGCAGAAGATAAGTTGCTACCAGAGATTGCTCCGGTTGCAGCAACAGTTGAGCTTGCGATAATCGCTGCGAAGTTCGCGGTACCAGTGAAAGTTGGAGCGGCACTGAATACTACGTTACCTGTACCAGTTGTTCCAGAAACGGTTGTTCCTTGGATCGCAGATACTGTAGCTGCTTTAGATTGTGATCCAGAAGCGGCTGTAGTAGTTACGTCACCAGTTAATTGATTGATTGCATTTACAGTTACTGCACCGACCGCACCGTTAACTGAAGTTACGCCATCAGCAGAAGGAGCGCGTTGGTATTTAGAAATTGTTCCAGAGTAAATGATCAAATCACCAACGTAGAACACGGTCATACTTGGATCTGTTAATCCAGAAATTGCTCCGGTATGGGCAACACTTACACGATAAACGAAACCGTTTGTTCCAGAGCCGTCAGCAAGGGTTGGAGTGTTTGTAGAAGGATCCCAAGCTTGTTGGTATTCCATTACAACAGAAGGTAATTGAGAAACTGGGATCTTACCTGAAGAATCGAGAGTTGCGATACCGATTGCGGCTCCAGAAGTAGCGACTCCTAATTGGTCGTAACGAAGAGCTTCGCCATTTGCAATTGGATTTGGCAATCCAGTGATTTGGTTTCCGCCCATAGCGATAGAACCAGACATTGTTCCACCGGCAAGTGGTAAGTAGATCGCAGAAAGTGAAGGGATATCAGCAGAAACCAATCCTCTGAAGGTCGGAGTAGCAGCAGAACCGGAAGTAGGACCTGCCCATACAGCATTTGCTGATTGGGTATTTAAAGAACCGGTTAAAGTTCCAGCACTAGTTACTGGAGATCCACTAACAGTGAAAACGCTTACTGGTAAGGCTAACGCAACACTAGTAACGCCGGTTGCAGCAGCAGCAGACCAACTTAATTGGCCTGTACCGTCATTGGTAAGGACATACCCAGAAGAAGCTGCTTGAGCTGTTGGCCAAATCATCGAATAAGTACTGGTAACTGCAGAGGCAGAGATTACAACGTGGCCCGAAGTAGAGCCATCCATTTGCATACTACCGATTTCAAGGACATTGGCTGACAAAGAGAAGTCTACCGTGTGATTAAACCCGTTTATCGCACTTAATAATTTTGAAAAATTTGCCATTTGTGTCTTCCCTTAATTTTTAAAACCTGCTGTATTGTTAAGATTGCTTTTATTCATTTTAGTCAAAAATCATCAATAATATCAACTATAAGACTGCAATCAATTGCGTAAATAGAGCGATGTCTGTCTCAGATGGATTGAGTTCATTCTGAACCACAACCCCCATAAAAATGCACATATCCCCAGAAACAAATCCATTGACTCCTACTGAAGGAGGGATATTTGTAGGATTTCCTGTGGTGTCGATATATAGAGCCGTACCGACAGGATAGGATATAGTAATGTTTTTTAATCGGCCATTCGCAATAACTGGGCCAAGTGCAGAAGTTGGAATTCGGACATTGGCGTACCCAACAAAAGCTGACCAGGATGCCTGATTCGATACGTCTAGCGGTTCGATATTACCGGCAGTATCTACCGCACATGCCTGTCCTTGTGGAATTGCAGTGATCGCAGAATTATTGGTGTAGTTAGAAACTACCGCTTCAGAACTTCCGGTACCTTGAGGACTAAATGATGCTGGTGAATAAGCCATAATTACTCCTTAGAATACCCAGAATCCGGTTGAGCCGTTTGCAATGAAAGCGGCAGATTGATTTTGAAGCGTGTAAACCAAAGTTCCGCCGTCAACTGTGTCAGATCCAGAACCAATAATAGTTAAAGTATTTGCAGTATTATCGATTTTCTTGAAATACCAAATTCTTCCTGTGTTTCCAGAAGAAGGTGGCATAATGAAAACGATATTTCCGCTTGTACAGTCTGCTGCCAAGAAACAATCGCTTGTTGAAACAGTATAGTTACCAAATTTTGTAGATACTGGAACTGGACCACCGGCAGCATTGAAACCGGCTGGACCTTGAGGGCCTGCTGGACCGGCTGGACCTGTAGGTCCTACTCCGCCACCTCCTCCGCCACCTCCGCCGCCTCCAAGTCTAAATTCTAAACTATCTCCAATTTTTAATCCGCCACCTGGCAATGACAAAATTTCAATTGTGCTACTTGGAGTTCCTGCAGCCCCAAGTTCTTGGTATGCTCCGTTTTCAATATCTAAGAATTGACCATTCAAGAATACTTGGAGAGTGCCTTTGCCTACAGTATATTGAGCAGGAATATTTCCTTCTCTTGAATTATTTGGAAGAGTGATTGTAGATCCGTTTGCTACTGGACCATTGATTGACCCTGGAGGTGTTGCACCACTTGCAACAACTAGAACTCTTTCGTCATACGTAGGAGAATCGAGAGATGCGTATAAATTACCGAATGCTTGGTCGAGTTCTTTAATGGCGAGAGTTAAATTGTCACCATCATGAACTACGTAGTTACCAGATCCAGTTCCTGCTTGTGTAACGGATACAGCAAAAGGTGCGCCAACGTTACCATTACTTGCTGCATTACAGGTACCAGCAGAAGTGTTTGTTACTGTTACAGATCCAACGCCTGCGACTGCACTAAAATCTCCATATGCCTCGCTATTTAAAGCGATTGCTAATTCGGATGCTACTGTATTTGCAGAATCAGCACTAGAAATATCAACTTCTAAATATAAAACGTTGGCAACTACTGGCTTTCCGCCGCCACTGTTAACATTGAACCAAACGGCATACTGTCTTGCGTTTGCTGAAGAATTGATAAGAAAGTATTCGCCCGTAGAAATCGTTGATCCTGCGCCTACTGTAATTGCGGTAATCTCAGGAAAAGAATTTGGATTGAGAGAATTTACATATTGAGGCTTAGAAGATGCGCTTGATGGAGCACCAATATATTGAAGTAATTCTTGTGAAGTATTACCACTAACTTCAATAGACTCACCGTTATCAAGTTCTTGGCCTAAGAAACGAACGTAAACGCGTGGACTTCCACCATTATCTTCGCGTAAAAATAACCAGAAAAGATTTCCTGACACTGGTACTGCGTTTCTATTAGCAATGTAAATATTACGATTGGTAGAAGGAGTAGGAGAAGCGGTATAAGTACCGAATGCGTACTTGGCTTGCGCTCCACCAGCACCTGTGTTGTCCCCAGAAACTACGTTACTGGTCAATGTAACAGTATTTGAATTGTTTACGGTTTGAATTTCATAATATCCAGCTGAAGTATTGGAAGCGATCTTGATATAGTCACCAGCTAGTAACCCGGAAGTCCAGGATACTGCGCCCACTGAAGTGACGGTAGGGGATCCACCAACAAAAATAAGATTTGGAGTTATTACAACATCTCTAACAAGTGTAATGTATGCCGCTTGATCGTCATTAAGGGTAATGTCACCAGAAGAAGGGTTCGCAGTCAGAGAGTAAGTAAGAGAAGATCCGATAACTCGGAGATTAATGTCTTTATCCCAGTTAATTTGACCAGGAGTAGTGATGACGCTTGGAGAATAGAAAGTAAGGGAAGCGCCAGTCATCGTGATGGTGGCTTCTTGACTCATCGTAATGGTCGAACCAGAGATATTTACGATGGTGGTGTTTTGTGGAATACCTGTGCCGAAAATATAGTCGCCATTTGCAAGTCCAGCAACTGATGCTGCAGATGCAATCGTGTTACTGCCAGCAGTGATGTTTCCAGAAGTTACAAGAATAGGATCAGAATTTGGTAAGATACCATTAGAGATTTCACCGGCACCGGTAACTACAGTGTTTCCTAAATCCTGGAAAATACTTTGAATCGAAGGAGGTGTTCCTCCGCCAGAAGATCCAGAGAACCACTGAGGCGTTCCCTTAATCTCAAGAAGGATCGACATGATGGCATTCTTCCACTCTTTGTCGGATCCAAGCTGCTTATCTCCACCGCTAAATGGATCTACGGAATTTGAAGTGGTTGTAACCGGGGCCTGATTTCTACCGGCAGCCCAAGGGTACACATAACTTGGGTTTGGATTGAGTCCACCTGTTTCAAGACTGTTGTACATCCAACGACAATCGGATATGGATACAACGTTACCATTTGAGTCGGTTGTTACGATAGCAATAGGAAGTACGTTGACCGCCCATACTGAGGTCGTAATATAAACTTTAAAAGTTAATGTCTGTGCTGCAGGGGCGATAGTTGTTATTTCATCGTTAGCAGCGGCACTCCAAATATATTTGGTCTCATCAGTTGACGAATCGGCGAATCTATTATAATCTATACCTACATAATTGGTGGAATTTGGAGCAAAAGACCCAGATACATTGGTATTCGTTGCAGCGTTTAATACTTGATTGGGCGTCCCTGAAGGAGTCTGGAAAATGGTACCTGATACAGAAGCGTTGATGTTCATCACTGAACCAGGATCCGCAACGAGCTGTAAGCCGTTTGCAGGGGCTCCGATGGCTCCAGCTACTAATATGTTGAATCCACGAACAATGTACCCTTGGGTCGTATTGGTAAGGATGGCGGTAACCATCGTATCAAAGTCATTACGAACCCCAGACTCAATTCGTCGGGCATCTGAAACTCCGTATCGCTGTTCCGACAACAAATTTGAAGTAGTTAATATAGCCATCTAATTGATTCCCTTAAGCTTTTTTATATTTAAACGCTTAGATTTCAATCTAATAACGCGCTTGCCATTAAATCGATTTTTGGCATATAGATATCGCTTCTCTAATAAGATTGTTGCCTCAACCTCGTCCGCGAAAACCCAAACATACATTTTATGAGATTTGACATTTTTGTCCTTACAAACACTATGTATGGATTGGTGGCTTCCATGAAGCACGCTTCCTGCCTCCAAGCACGATTTAAAATTAACAATTGAGCCATCTATCAAAGATTTTCCGATTATGGCTCTAGATTGATTGTTATTGCCTCTAGATTTTGCCATTTCAGCTCTTCTTTTCATTTCTTCCAAATTAAATTCCGATTTAAGCATCCAAACCCATTTTCCAGTAGAAATAGCTTGTTGTACCCTTCCACCAGCCTTAGAAACCGATAAATGACAACACTTACCTATATTTTTAGGATTAAATCCATCTAATGCTGTATCCTTACCACAAGAATATTCCTTGATTTCACCTGTTTTTATTGACATACCTATTACCGGTACCTTGTGAAATTCCGAAATCCTTCTTTTTCCATCTTCGGTATGCTTAACGGGAGGGGCATCGTATCCACCTTCTTTTATGTTATAAAGACGATCTTTCTCTTGTTTCAAGACCTCTTTTTCTAAATTACTCAATTCTTCTATAGAGTTACATTTTTGTCTTACTTTGTACTCAAAAGCGTCAGGCCCATACTTGTCGTAGGCTCTTTGTAGCCATCGATTTCCATGCCTTCCTGTTTTTAGATCCTTTTTATGAGACCACCAACGGTGTTTTACTCGTCCTTTTGTGATACCTACGTATCCCATCCCGTTTATTTTATTGGTTATTTCATACAAGAACATACTTTAAGATTGCTGCCTTTGCTCAGTAACTATATTATATCATAAAACTTGAAATAAGATCAATCTTATGGTAGAGTAGATAGAAGTAACCTAGAGGTACTCCATGGGCAAAGCTCGAATTGGCCGAAAAGAACTTAGTCGAATACAAGAATTTCGCTTTGAAATACAAAGACTTAAGCGTGAAAACGACTTGCTCAGAAAAAGATTGGCTAGGATCGATCTGGATGAATATGGACAATTAAACAAGACAATTAAGAAACATCAAAAACCAGAGAAAAAACAGCAACCTAATGATATCCTTGATAAATTAAGAAAAGAATGGGCATGTAATGAAGGTGGTTGCGGTGGCTTTCTAGAGATCTTTCTTTACAATAAACAAAATGACACGTGGTACTTCAGAAAATGCAATGAGACCGGTTGCAAGAACCGAACAAAATCCCAAAAATACACCCCGGACGTTAAAGGTATTCTAAAAAAAGAGAGCAAAGATGAAACTTAAGCCAGGAACAGTTGTAATGGTTATGACAGGACAAGCAGGAACGATTTGGGCACATGACACCCAGGTTGCCGTTCTTTTACAGAATGGGGATATCTGGTATGGTATCGAATCTGGTTGTTGGGAGCCTACTAGCCCAGAAGAACTCGCTGCAGCTTTATTGAATTTCGATAGATTTAAGAAGTAAAATCAAATACTTACTAATTTAGTAAGCTTTTTTATTAAATTTAGTAAGCTTTTTTATTAAATTTAATAAAATTATTTAGTTATCCAGTACTTTGAGTATGGATTAGTGTTTTTGGGCTGATAATAAATAGCCGCAACATCATTCATGCCTGCTGGATAATCACTATAAAGCCTAGAATACCATATTTTAGAGGCAAGCCAGCACATTAGGCTCGTTGGTGCAGTCGCTTGAATTAAGTGCCAGGCGAGGCGTCTAGCGTCTGTATTGCCAATATCGGTTCCAATGCAACTGAGAGCGATCACAATAGCAACATACAAATAAAACGGAAATGCTAAAATTCTCATTATCCAATCGATCGGCTTTATAAAACTTGGGAATCCTGCAGAAACCATACACGCTAAGAGTTGAGGTTGTCTTAGCATGAAAGCATTCCAGTTTCCCCATTTACCAGGATTGGTGGAGTCCATAAAAGTTCCATATTTGAACATCGCCGCTAGAAATTTTCTAGGCATGCCAGTGTTTTCCAATAATTTACATCCAGAAAGAGCGCCATAAAAATCATCGACCTCCTCTTGAGAATCTGTTTGCCCAATAGGAACTCTATTTAGTATGCCTTGTGGATAAATGCATTGATTGATTTTTTGAGCAAAATCTATCTTATCTTGATTAGTTAATTGACCACTTTTTTGAAGTATGTCGTAATATTCTGCAGTAAACATGATCCCGTTATCGCTTCCCCTGCCTATTGCGGGTTGAGATTGTGGGCCTGGGGCAAGCAGTCCGTTTCCATCAATATATGTGCTAAAATCAGCCTTAATATTCATATTTTCTTAAATACCTTATTGATTCCTCAAATAACAATATAGTGTCCTGAAAAAGTCCTAGTGCTCTATTACATCTTCCGCAAAGAAGCGCCCTTACTTTGCCCGTTTTATGACAATGATCCACAGCCAAATTAAGTTTTTTTGCCGCTTCTTTTGTCGGTCCCGATTTCTTCCTTATTGCAGATCTTACATTTACCTTCTTGTTCTGTAAGCATAAGATTGTATTGCTCAAATGTTATTCCATATGTTTTTAACAGCCTTGTCTTTATTTTTTCAGTTTTTCTTTTATCGTTATCCCTTTTAGATATCTCTTTTCGCTTTTCTTTATTGCTGTCTACCCATTTTGCGGCTTTTTTATTGGCTTTATCCTTATTTTGTTTTTGCCAAAGCAAAACTCTAGTGCTGTTACACGATTTACACTCTGTATTTAATCCATCCCTATTCCTACTGTGCTTACCAAAACTACGTATTTCTTTTGATTCGTTACAATTAGTACAAGTCTTAACGTTTAATTCCAATAAATTCATATAATTAACCAATCATGTTGAGTTGTATCTATCTCTATAAGATTACTACGGATTAAAAGTCTTGTAAAGCCACTAATTGTACGCTATTATTGTCTTTGGAGGTATTGAATGAATTATTATTCAATCATTTTTTCTGCGGCGAAAGCTGCTAAGGTATCGGGACTGCTGCTCTACGCAATCTGCGGATACGAATCAAACGACTTTACCCAAACATACGTGGCACAAGATCATGGCTCGCCTAGTGTGGGAATTTGCATGGTAAAACTTAAGACCGCCGAGATGCTTGGTTACAAAGGCACTCTAACCGATCTAAGAAAGGCTGAAGTGAATGCTAAGTACGCCAGTCTTTATCTAAAATATCAACAAGAAAGATACGGAGCAGAAGACTGGTGTCAGTTGGCGTCAGCTTACAATGCGGGAAGTTATATGGAAAGCAAGAAAAGTCCAGGAAAACCAAGGAACCTAGAGTACGTAAAAAGAGTTCAGAAAAAACTTGCCGAAGATATCCGAGATAAGCTATCATGTAATGAGTAGAGAAAATGAGATATTTTACATCGGATTGGCAACAGAGGCAATCTTAATATTATGAAAATATCTCGCTGTCGTTGGAGCTTAGAAGAAAACAATGTCTTGAAACAAAAATACTTTTCTGAATCTACAGAAACGTTACTTTCTTTGCTGCCAAAAAGGACATACAATGGAGTAAAAATTCAGGCCGTTAAGTTAGGTCTCCGTAGAGATTCCCAAAATAGAAATGGGAATGCCTCCAAACTTCTCCTGCAAACCCCCGAAGCTTATTATTGGGCCGGATTCATAGCAGCTGATGGACATATAGATAGAAATAAAAGGCTGCAGGTAACTTTAGCCATCAAAGATTCGGAACATTTGAAGAAATTGGCTAATTTTTTAGAAACACAAAACTATAAAGAGCATGCGAAGGAATACCCAAGTTGTTCTGTCACAATTCAAGATCCGATCATAGTAGAAGAGTTTTCTAAGAAATTTGATTTTAGCGCCAATAAGACAACCACTCCCCCTAAAATAGATTGGTTAGCGGGTGATTTATTTTTATCTTTTTTGTGTGGCTTTATTGATGGGGATGGATGCATAAAAAAACAGACAGGCAGAAAGGATTGCGTTCTTACTATAAAGGGGCATTCTTCTTGGATTAATAATTATTTATTTTTCGAAAAACAGGTTTACGTAGAATCAAAAATAGAAAAACATAGGGATAAATGGACAACCCACATAAATAGTTGTGGGTATGTAGAAACGTATTTTTCTGATAGGAAGATCCTTAATTTTTTGAAAAAAAAGGCAATTAAATTAAAATTGCCGATTTTAGACAGGAAATGGAATAAAATAGATTTATCGTTACCGGAGAGTCGATACGAAACCGCTAAACGTATTAAGGCTGAAATAAAAACCCTAAAAAATAAAGGTTTGCCCCAAAAGGATATTGCTAAAAAATTGGGAATATCCGATAGTTATGTAAGTAGCATTCTTAGCGGAAGGAGATAGCATATGATTTGGTTTACCAGTGATGAACATTTTTTTCACAACAACGTAATAAAATATTGTAATCGTCCGTTTTCTACAATTGAGGAAATGAATGAAGAAATAATTTTACGTCACAATTCTGTGGTTAAATCAGAAGATACGGTCTATCATCTTGGGGATTTTTCTCTTAACAAGACCGCTCCTAGTTTGATTTTGTCAAAACTTAACGGTCAACACCATCTTATTGCGGGAAATCACGATCATTGTCACCCCTTACATGCTAAGAACCCAGAAAAACTTCAGAAATTCCGTAAAATATACTTTGATGCCGGATTCCTATCTATCAAGTTGGAAGATACGATGATAATTGACAATAAACAGGTTCTCCTTAGTCATCTGCCCTATTATGACCCAAATCCAGATTTTGATCAACGGTATCCATCCTTTAGGCCTGTAGATAGGGGACATATTCTTCTGCACGGGCACGTTCACGGAGCCTGGAAGACCAAGATAACTCCTAATGGATCTCTTATGATCAATGTGGGAGTCGATGTAAATAATATGAGACCGATATCTGTAGAAGAAGTGATTAGGACGATCTTAAATGAACAAAGAAAATAAACCAATTGAAATCTTCACCTCTTTAGACTTGGAGATGGCACAGCCTTCAAAAAAAATTATACAAATTGGCGCTGTTGTAGGAAATATCGTTACTGGTGAAATTCTAGAAAAGCTTTCTATTATTGTAAATCCAAAAGAACAACTTACTGAATTCATTATTAACCTTACAGGAATTACTCAAGAAGATGTAAATAACGGAGTGACTTTAGAAGAAGCCTATTTAGTATTAAGAGAGATGCATTTAAGGCACAAATCCTTTACTAACACTATTACGTGGGGCGGAGGCGATAGCAAAGAACTTTTAGACCAATTGGGAATGGACCAAGAAGACAAAAGGTGGTGCTTTGGTCGTCGTTGGATTGATGCTAAGACCTTATTTGTTTCTTGGAGATTTGCCAATGGACTCCAAATTCAAGGTGGATTAAAAAATGCATGCAATAAAATAGGCGTTAAATTTCAAGGACCCGCCCACCGCGCTGATTTAGATGCGCTAAATACATTTCATGCATATCGAATGATGTTGAATAAATTGCTAAAAAGCAGTATTACGCAAGATCAAGAGGCCAGAAAAGAACTTGTCCCATAAAATCGAAGCTGACTTTGTAGGTAGCTTTTATCATTGCCGCGTCACTAACTTTTGTGATCTTGGCTTTGGGAACACTCCAGATAGTCTCGCCTGTAGATCTATCTTCTAGTCTTAAAGAGACATAGTTTGATGCAGCTAAATCAGAAAATAGGGGTCTCAAGTTTTGTCCTTGAACGCCGCCAGACTGCTGTACCCTTAATCCTCGCACTGAGCCTCTAATGGCAACTTGTCCGCCACCGGCTAGTTCTTGAGGATAAGGGGAGTTGATACCATAGATGGCATATTCGCCGGTATCAAGCTCTAACCTTACATCTTGAGCAACTTTATAGATTTGATTGTTTACATACAATCTAACCAGCGCTCCCGATAAAATTATACTTTTTTGATTTGCTGATGGCATAAATTTTCCTTAAGGTCCGTAGACGTAAGCTACTTCTGAAAAAGGCGTTCCCCATTTTCCTAATCCAATGTCATTCGGGTAAAGAATAGTATAGACTACTGTGACCCCGGCAGCCACAACAGTATCAATTAAATTTTGTGCATATACGCGACCACTAGCTGTATCGGTTAAATACGGTTGGTAGGCACTTCCATCTGTCGGAAGTACAATTGGGCTCTTGTCGGCAACCAAAAGAACTGACGCTCCTGCCGCATGTGCCTGTTGAATAAAATATGCCGGACTAATAAGAAGGGTTCCACTTGAAGGGGCTGCAATGTATGGAATTGGACCCTCTTGATCTTCGCATCCATAATTAATGATTAAATACCCAGTAGTATTTGGGAATCCAACAGAACTAGCAACATTGATAATCTGTCCAGTTTCACCGTTTACCGCAGAAGTCAAAGTAGTTGATGCTCCACCAATAGTAAAGCCCTGACTTGTGTCATAAATGTACGGTCCAAGCGTAGTTGCTTGCGACGGGCCATTATCCGCAACTGTCGAGACGGTTTCTGAAATTAATGTAATGATGTTGGTTGAGATAGAAAGAGTAAGAGTAGGAATCGCAGCAACAATAGCATTGTACGCTTTTTGAGCCACAGTATTTGCGCTATCGCCAGAGCTAACGTTTACTTCGATAGGAGTATATGCTGGAATTGCTGGATCAGTGTTGCTGCCGAAATTAAACCAAACATAATACTGATAGGCGTTTCCCAAATCATTAATAAGATAATAGCTTCCAGCTCCAGAAGCATTGAAATTACTTGCAGCCTCGAAAATTAATTGTGTTTGCGGTGCCTCAGAGATACCGTGTAAATGTGCAGATCCGATCCTAGTTCTTTGAATGACTTGGGTAGTTGCTGGAACAAAGATCTGTAAAATATTGGCTTCGGTCTGATAAACAGCTGCGTAATATGATTTGCTTAAAATATTTTCTCTGATTGGCGCAAAAAACTGTACGGCAGAATCTGTACCCTGAACAATAATTCCAGGAACTCCGGTTGGACTATAGATTTCAAAATATGAAGAGTTAATTGCACCACCTTGAGCGGATACAATAGTATAGGTTCCTTCGTTATTAGAAGAAGTAAACCCACCGCCATAAATATTTACGTATTGGCCTGCTTCTACATCCCCTAGTCCTGGATCTGCTCCTCCAGACCAAGTATACCTTAAGTTACCGCCTGGTTGCTGAGAAATAGTCCACTGGGTAGAAAAGTTGCCTGCAGTCGGAACAGTTGATGGGAACAAAAGAACGTTCTGTGCTCGACCGCCATAAACAGTAATGGAAGATGACGCACCAATTGTGCTGCTGATTAATTGAACGTAATTTCCATTACCATCATTATTAAGAATCGCACTTCCAGAGACCCCTAGATTGCTAAGTCCGATTGAAATGGCGTTAGCAACTTCTTGTGCGGTTGCTGCTGCAATGCTAGTAAATTGACTAGTAGAAAAGGTAACTGTATGAGTTCCAGTACCGTCAAAATTAATCATGAGCGTATCGCCATCTTGAAGTGCGTATGGCTCAAAATTCTGAGAATTACTGGTTGTTTTTACGAACTGATCACCAAAAATAGCGTCTAGAATCTTATTGATTAAGTCCCTAACTTGCTTTCTGTTTTTAACCTGAATACCGATGGTCCTAAAAACATCATCGCTAAGACCAATAGTAGGATCTCTGACGATACCGTAGTTAGATAAAACTAGATCTAAGTATTCGCCTTGCGCAGTTGCTACATAAAGACTGTCATTTACTGCCTGAATGTTATTTACTAGATAGGCGGAATTGGTGGCCAACGCATTTAATACGGCATCGACTTTTGGGCCCTTAAACATCGGATTGAGATAGCTGCGAAGTCTTTTGTATTCTTGTGCTTGTGTCGTTACTGCCATATTATGAACCTATCAAAGAAACCGAAATATCAGAAATTTGATTTGCGATGAAAGCTTTTTCACCAGTTACCAGTTGAATTTCGTCTGAAGCAACTGAGTAAGCAGGATTTGTAATTACTACAGAAGTAACGCCCGGAATTGCTCTTACGGCTTCAACAATAGAAGACAGGTCGATACTTTGTCCAAGTGGGTTTGACTGAATCAAAGCATATACGGTAGATTGAATTTGAGATGTAATTTGAGCAAAAGATACGCCGATGTTGGTTCTAATAGCAAGAGCGATCTGAATACGTTTCAGGAGTGGCTCTCTAATAAAGATATCTGTTCCGGCAGCGTTCACTCCAGGATAAGTGATGGAATCTCTTGGATCTCCGTAAATAACTCTATTTGCTTCACCGATCAAGCCGATATCGTAATTATAGCTGTCGATACCACTTCTAAAAGTGGTAGGGAAATTCAACTTACCTAAAGAAGTAAGTCCTACATTGCCAGACAAGTTGATCTTATCGAATTGAGCAGAAGTATTAAACACGATATTATTAAAGTTAGTTGTTCCAGGTTGTGCAGCAACAAATTTAACTTGTTTATATCCAGTATAGGCATGTCCTTCTTGGACAGATAAAGAAACTGAATTAGTAGAAAGGTTAGTGTTGTATTGCTGAGAAACAACGCCGGTAATAATTGCAGTAGTTGGACTAAGAACCTCGAAGATCTGATAGGTTCCGGCATTTCCTGCGCCCAAAACTGATCCATTGATAACTAATTTGTCACCAGGAACAGTCGCATCGTATTGGAAAAATTCGATTTGAGGTCTATTTACAGAGAATGTAACGGCTGAAAGTCCAGATTGATTTACTGCAGCTGGATTAATTACGCTTAAGAATGATCTTTGACCAGATTGAGTGACAACGAAGCCGAAAGCGGCTGGCATAGACACATTCACAGGAATGTTTGTTGCTGCAGCAACAGTACAGGTAGCAGTAACAACATTAGACGAAACAGAAACGTTGATTGCTGTCAAATGTCCGTTAAGGGCATTGTACAACTCATTCGCTACGGTTGCAGAAGAATCAGAAGAATTGATAGTTACTTCGATACCAGTGAAGCCGACTGGAGCTGGATCGGTATTGCTGCCACCAGAAACATTGAACCATACATAGTATTGATTTGCATTGCCACCATTGTAAAGTTCGAAGTAATCAGCAGCACCAGACGATGCGAAAGTGCTTCCTGCTGGCATAGTGAATTGGGCAATTTGAACTTGTGAAGGTCCAGATTTGGTGGCCATGAAACTACCTTGGTTAGCAGATGTAAAACCTGATCCAAAAGTAACGATATCCCCTGGTAATACGTTTTGTAAATTAGGAGAAGTTCCGGTACCGGTCCATACGAGGGTTTGGGTTCCAGAAGAAGCCACTACATTAAAAACAGAACTTGTATCGTAACCAGTAGAGATTGTATTTGCAGCGCAGAAGATCTCTTCTTCGATTGCATTGCTGTTCTCATACCAGATACTATTGTTAAACATTCTGATTACACGATACGTTCCTTGATTGAGAGGAGAGAAAGGAGAATCTAGGATTACAGTATCGCCTTCGGAAACAGAAGAGGTTGAGGTAAATGCACCCGCAGCAATTGTGGTGCCGGTTTCAGGTACAACATTTGGATTTGATACTTTAAAAGAAGTTCCTGTTACGCCTTCTACGAAGAAAGATCCATTATTTCCTGCATTAGCAGCGCCAGTAACGTTAATTAAATCTCCGATTGAAAGCGCTGCGAAATTTGTGTTTCCAGTAGCAACACTATAAGTTCCACCAGAATCCACGTTTAGGGTCCAGCCAGCAGAATCATTAAAGTTAAGATTTGTGCTAAAGTTAGGAGAAGATCCTACGCCATTCCAGCTTAAACAGGCAAGAGCACCTTGCTTTTCAATTCTGAAGGTATCGCCAGAAACTCTCACGAAATTTCTTGGGCTGCCAAAATAAAGCTGCCCAGCTGTTTGGTTTTCTAGGATAACTGTAGATTGACCGCTAATAGGAGTATTGCTTAATACGGTAACGCTTGTGTTAGCGCCAAAACCTACATTTTTATTTTGATAATTTTGAGCTGCAACTCTGAACCATTGATCGCTCGCTACAGCTTGACTTGCAATACTATTTGCAGAGAAAATCATTGCATTATTGCCAAGTAACTCACCAGAAGTAAGAACTGGGACAGTATACTCGTTACCACTTCCACCTACGATTTGAATTGATCCGACAGATCCAACTGTATTAGTCGCCAATTGAAGACGAGTTCCACGATCAGAAGTTTCAACATTTCCTACGGTGGTGAAACCAGTTACTGCCAAGATAGACCATAATCTCTGAACTTGGTCGATAGTGGTTGGAACGAGTCTTACTTGGTCTCCCATGTTAAACGCATATCCAGTATCGCTAGCGTAAGTAAGAGGTCTCTTAAAAGTAAATTGAGGACTTCCAGATACATTAGAGCTTGCGATCCAATTAATACCGTCCTTGAGATAGTACGATTTAGTTGTGAATCCGCTATCTTCATAAGTGCTAAGTACAATCACACCATATCCTGAAGTACCGCCATCATTTACGATGGTGGTGGTGAAGTAATTAGAAAGATTTGCGTTTACGTAAGTATTAATCTGAGCAGCAGTAGTCGGAGAAGCTTGATAGAAATAAATTCCGTTAAGAACGCTCGTAACAACGTTAGACTGAGCAACTGCAACGCCTGTTGGTCTCTGTACAGTAAATGATGTAGAAGTAGGAGAGAAACCAGAAGTGGTTGAAACTCTAAAAGTTCCTGTATTTGCTACATTGAATCCAGTTGAAGGAAGAATTGTGACATATTCTCCGCCAGATAAATTAAGGTTTGGAGCATTACCTGTTCCATTGTAAGTATAAGTAACCTGATCAATTCCTGCAGTTGGATTATTAGCAGCAATCGTTACGTTCCATTGAGTATTAGAGGAGGTATTGGTAAGAACTGGATTGCCAGAAGCAAGGATGATTTGGGCACTTACATTATTCGATGGAGAAATTGAGATACTAGAACTGATAGCTTGATTAGCTGAACTCGGATAGACATAAGCGACATTGATGTATTCCCCACTTCTTCCCCAGGCAGTAGACCTGTAAAGAAGGGCTGTTTGTGCGTTTGCTCCCTGCAATACATATTTTGCTTGCAATAACGCTTTAAAGTTTGAAAAGTCAAAGCCAGAAAAGTTTGAAACAAAACTAGCTGTCGAGCCAGCCGCTGTATCGTATGCATTGAAACTGAAATTATTTGTTGCGTAAGTACTGTTAGTTTGTGCATTTCTATAGAGAGGAAGAGTATATGTTTCGCCGATAGTATTATTGTCTACGATTACAACGGTAGAATCGTTATAACCAAAATCAAGAGGGTTTGCAATGTAGAAACGATCAGCTATTCGAAGTCTTCGAACATCTGGGTATTCTGGTAAAATTGTAATTGCGCTCCCAACCGTTGCAGACATCTGAACAGTTTCTTCGGTAGGTTGTTCGTCGTCAATTCCACCATACGGACTAAGGAAAGAAATGAGTTCGTTTGGATCAAAAGAAGATACCGGTAATGTAGATGAGAAATTGGTTACATAAGTATCGATTGGGTTAGCGTATGAGTCCCCACTGATCGTTGAATGGAAAAACAGTGGAAGTTCTGCTTGTGCAGACTGGGTTTCATAATATGCAATCAATGCGCTTTGGCTTACGCTATTTTGGCCACTCTTGAAATTCAACAAAGATCCGGTAGTATCAGAAGTTACTACTACGATTTGGCCATTTGAATCATCAGAATTTGAGATGATCTTGATGCTGGTATTATCCACAACACTGAATTGAAGCTCATCTGTTTGAGATTGTAATTCAATAGCGATTGCGTTTAAGGTCTTAGTTCCAGTTTGTACTCTGAATTTTTGTGGTACATTTGCGGTTCTTACAACAGCAAAACCAGAAATGTAGGAGTTGTTCGGTGAAGCTGAAGCGGCTGCGTATTCTGCTGCAGTAACTTTAATATCTAAAGTGTTTCCTGTATTCGCATGAACTCGTCCTTCAAGTCGATCTCCGGCAGGCAATTGAAGAGACCAAATGATTACGTAATCGCCAGGAATAACATTTGAGAATACGGAAGCAGAGTTTGCAGTATAACGAACGGTATTGTTACCAACCAAAGTTACTGAGATCAAAGATCCGGTGGTAACAGTTGGGATAAGTACTGCATTGGTATCAATTGCAATCCAAACATGAGCATCTGATGAAAGAGTTAATGACCCAGAAGAAATTTCAGAAGATTCTATGTTTGCTTGAGTAATTGGAGTTCCTGCAGACAATGAATCTCCAGCAACCAGAGCGGTTACCAATTGGATTTGTGCAGTGTTTCTGTCGAGAGTGTAATCGGATGCAGCACCTTGAGAAGATACGTTATTGATGCTAATTACACCTTTTGCAATCAAAGAAGTAGGATTAGAAACAGTATTTACGATATCGATTTGTGCGCGGTCAATTGAACCCAAGTTACTGGTAATTTCAATGGTTGAGCCCACGATAGAAGCGGTGATACCGGTAATTACGTTATTGAAAACGTTTGTCCAAGACTGTAAGCTGTTTGAGAAAGAAAGAGTTGTGTAGGTTCCTTCTGCAACGAAATCGGCATCGGTCAAAGTATAAGTAATAGGCTGCGTTCCATCAACGCTAATGCTTAAAGTCTCTCCAGAAGCAAGTGTAGAAGACCAAAGACTTTGCTGTTGTGTGAAAATTGATGCGGTAGATCCATCTTCAGTTAAAAGCTTTCCGTTTTTGTACAAACGAAGAGTTTCTGATAACTGAGAAGGAAACTCTAAAACAGTGTTGGCATCGATCACAGAAGGATCAGCAGGAGTAGTAACCTGAATACGGTTGGTAACTTCATCTTCTGGTCTGATAACTACGAAAGTTCCGCCACCAGCAGTTACGGCTTCAAAATTCAAAAGAGTATCGGCATTGATACTAGCGCACACTTCGTATGCGGTGGCACTTCCAGGATTTGCGAAATCGCTTGGAGCAAAAGTATGTTCATAAGTAATGTTACCAACAACAACTGTAAGAATTTCACCACCAGATAAATTAAATGGCTCCGCAGCAATGGTTTGAAGAAGTGATTTTGTTACAGAAGTCTGCTTTCCACCAGTGACTAATTGAAAGAATTTTTCTCCGCCTAAAGCAGAATTTACGATTGTTTCGATTGCTACGCCAGTATGAGTGGCTTCTAATCCTGCACCGTTATCAATATAAACGGTAGTATTGGTAGCAGAATTAAGGATATCAGTACTTGTAATGGTATCAGATCCGTTTGGATCTTGAACACCTTCAAGAGAAGATTCAATAGCGGTAACTGTACCCAATCCAGTAGAAGCAAGAGCGTTCTTGATATTGATTTTTAATTGATCATCTGTTTCAGTATCTTGTCCAGTGGTGATTGCAGATGGGTTAGTAACAGAGGCATTTGGAAGACCGGTAGGATTTCCTGTGAATTGAGAAATTGCTCCAGCAGGAACGTTTGCCGAGGATCCTGGTAATACAGAAACGATCGGAATATTGCTTACGGTAGTTTCACCATCAAGGATGATTCCGCTTTGAGTAACTGAATACTGAACATCTGGAGTCGTTCCGATACCTGGACTAATCACGATCGTATTAACCGGTACAGTTCTAACGCCACCTTGAGAAAGAATTACGCTCTCGCTGATGTTGTGGAATTTTGTGGTAGGAGAAGAAAGGTTGATTTGCCAGAAAGATCCTATTTGGGTGGTTGCACTATAAGAAATAGGGCCTTCTACGTTAACACTTCCTCGACCGATGTAGATTGCACCAGAGGAAGGGAAGGAAGAGGCATCACTTACGAAAATTGAAGTAGATCCAGCGATTGGTGGATTTGCGCCTGCGTAAATAAGAGTAGAGATTTTCTGAAAAGAAAGATCGGTAACAGTTACGAAACTTGTGGCAGCAGAAGCGCCGGTAACAGGAACATTGTATTCGTTGGCTAAGTTCTTGAGGGCTGGTCCTGTTGCACGGTCAAGGTTATAATCTCTCAAAATTTGAAAGATATCTCCGCTCGAACGGGCGATCATGAGGGCAACTACTTTAAAGAAACTTACGTTGGCCGAACCTACGTTTAAATCGTTAATACCCAAAGCGGACGCATAACTACTAGTAGCCTGACCAAGTAAGGCTTCATAGGACTGGGGCTGCGGTAAAGACGAACTTGGGGGTGTTGGACTAGTTGCCATTTAAAAACCTCTTGTTACATTAAGATTGAGGGTATGTGAGTCCTCGCATATATTATATCGTAGGATTGTTAATTGGTTGTAGGCAAACTAAAGGCAATTGGAAAAACACCTTTAATTCCAGCTAGTTGAACTAAAAGATTGATCCCTAAACTAGGCCCATTCAAAGTTACCTGCAATCCATCGACTGAAGAGAACCGTTTGTCTGCTGTTACCATCTTAACTATCTGCTTATAGATGTCTGGAGCCGTGATGTCAGCTACAGACCTTCCTGCCTTAACCCCTAACCCAAAGGTAGGGTCGGTCAAAGCAGTCCCTAATTGGGTCCCAAATTTGATATTTAGGGCTTGAACTAGGTTGGTAATACCGGCAGCAAGTCTAAAATCGCCCGTATTCGTTGTAGCAAGGTCTCCAGATGGATCGAGTAACCAGTCAACCTTACTGAGTCCAACTAAATCGACGTTGGCGACACTGGAAGGAATTGAGATCTGGTCATAGGCAGGGCTTTGGAGATCACTAGGAATAAAGATGACGTTTTGACTATTCACAGTTCCTGGTAAGTAGGCTTGAATATAAGCAGCATCTGCAATCGTATAATTATCGAGATTAGCCAAACCATCCAAAGTCAATAGAAAGCTTGTTTGTGACAGAGGGACGATATCTAAAATGGTTCGAGCAGTAGGAGACTGAGTGCTAGAATTCAAATAGATTGTCTGACCAACAAATAAATCTTGAGCGGCACCGATTACAATATTTCTACCATTTGCATTGGACAACAATGAATATTGAAATCCATTTTCATCAATGTACGGCTCTCTTAGTTCATTCAAGGTGACGATCTCAAGCCAACGCTGAGAATCCTGTAAATATCTTTGCGCAATTTGCTCTACATTTAATCCAAATGGGACTGGGACTTGGATTTTGGAATTAGGAATTGCAAATTCAATATTTGAAGTGGCAGCAAGAGCATTTACATACTGCATACTACTGAGCACTTGATCGCTATCCAACTGAGTTGTTGCGGTCAACAAATCATATGCCTCTACTAAAGCATATAAATTCTGAAGAATATCAAATTCATCAAGAGTCATAGGCTGAGTTCTATGCAATGGAGGTGGTTGGTTAAAAAGTTTACTATAATAAGCATTTCCCGCACCAAAAGAATTTGATAGCTGGGTACAAACAGTTAACATGGTATTTCTTTTGTTTTTAAGATCTTGTACTGTAAAATTACTAACAGTATTAAGCTCTGTCTGAACCGCATTTTGCTGAGCGGTATTTAGGCTCAAGCTATTAAGTGGAACTTGACTAAGAAGCATTGGATATTGAAGTGGACTTGTAAACACGCTATTTGATGGATTGAGAGTAGAAGATACTGCTGCAGAATTTCCAATCTGCCCATTTGATACTGCAGAAGAAGAAAGGCCTTCATTTGTCTGATTTAATTGCTTAACTTGAGACAATTTTTGAAGCGTAACCGGATCACTTGCGGCACTTCCAAATAAATTATTTGGGTTAATAGTAGCTAAAAAAGTAGATATAGTACTCTTTGCATCGCCAACGACTTGTGCTGGTAAGTCCGAAACTGCGATAGCGACACCTGCCAATTGCTTTACGAATACGCCGGTCTGCCTTATAATATTAAGAACATTATCGACATCTGAGCGAACAGCACCAATCAAATTAGTGGAAGCCGCTGCGGTATTTTGGGCAGCAGTAATAACATTCAATATCTGTTGCAATACTCCAGGGGTAAGTGGGGTAACCTGAAGAGCATTCAGTCCTGGTTCTTGGTTTAGATTAATTCTCTGCCAAGCTTTAAGTTGTAAAGTATAATCAATTTCCGAAGGATGACTAACGCTTTCTTCCCAATCAAATCCTGTTGGGGTAACGATGAAAGATTGATTTTGTTTAACGATGTCAAAAACCAATCTCCAGCCAGCATTTGCTGGGTTTCTCTTGGCTTCAACATATTGTTCTAAAAATTGCTGGAGCATGATCGTTTGATAGTATCCAGTACCGAAACCATTGGCTTCGGGATCACTTCCATTTAACATTTCTTGCGGATTAGTGTTATCCGGTCTGTAATTTATTGGCTTGGCTGCATTGGATCCAGTAGTAAGGTTGTTTAAAACAGATGTAAATTGAGTCGCTACATTTTGCGCTGCTTGAATTGTATTGCCGAAAATGGATTGTAATACACCAGGAGTTCCTGGCTGTGGGGCGATCGAAGGTCTTCCTGGCCAAACCCCAAAAGTTCCTTTAATCGCAATATGCTTAAAACGAAGTCCGCCATGTTGCTCATGGATACCTCTTAGGGTCGCAGATGTATCAATTGCAAATTGGTCACGGATCGATAATTGCTGAGGAGTAATCGGCAAACGAAACTCCCAAGAGGAATCCATGGGAATAAAGGCTAGGGTGCCATTTCCGAGTGGTTCAATATTGATGTCTTGAGGCTCATCTCCTCCAACGACCTTATTGCTATTAAAAGTATCAATTACGATAAGACGGTAATAGGCAAGTTTGTCCCAAAGATTTGGGTTTGGCTGCAATTGAGGGAAAAAGGCACTTGATACCGAAGTCCAAGGAAAAGGCGACTTTTGAAATGCATACGACTGTACTCCCCCAGAAATAGTAAGGGGGCCTAAGTCAGGAGATCCAAAATTTAAGGAATTAGTGTCGGTTATACCAAATGCCATAAGAATAAGATTGTCGGTTAGAGCCTAATACCCTTATATCATTAACCACATGATATATAAGATGTATGATTAAGTTTAATTTTACTAGATTTTTGCTTCTTGTAATGCTATTTCTATCGCTTAACACCCTGTTATCTAACATGAATTTATTTCTAAAATTCAAAGGTGTCGACCCAAAGGTCCAAACAGCTGTGGATGAGTGGTTTGTCCTGTCTCAACTGTACAATTTAGACTTTAAAAACGAAGTAACGATTAGTTTTGACAAAATTAATAAGGACAATGTAGTAGCTCAGTGTGAATATGGCATTGGATTTAGAGAAATCACTGTAGATTCAACATATTGGGACAATATGGATTCTATTGATAGATCAATGACTGTCTGGCACGAGATGGGGCATTGTTATTGTAACGAGGGACATCAATTTGGAAAAGATCATAAGATTTATAATCAAGACGGGGTTAATCCTCCAGAAGGTTTTTTTGACGATACTTGCCCTAAATCCTTTATGTATCCGTATGTTATATACCAAGGTTGTATCTATGCGCATTTTGCAGAATACGTCGACGATCTCTTCCAAAACTGTAGGCCTTATTAGTATGAATAGGGAAGAGGCGCAAGTAATTAAGGTCGTTTACGAAAGATTTATCGATAGCGAGTCTTTAGAATGGGCCGATATTGATTGTAATCTAGAATTCTTCGATTGGCTTTACGACAAAGAACTAATCGATGAAGCGAAAATAAAACAAATTAAGCATTCACAAGGCAAGACTTTTAGATGTACTTCAAACCATAGTCAAGAAGATTGTTTTGCACCATTTATTTTTGAGGCAGTAACATATATTCTTAATTTATGGGACAGGACAAGAATTTTAGAAGAAAAACATAGATACATTCTTCTTTACTATGTATCGATGTCTGAAATGGGCTTAATATTTGAAACTTAATGATATCTGACTGGTTCGATAATCATCTCGCGCAAAAGTTGTAGGGCATACTCTTTATCTTTTTTGATTCCATTCTTGATAACTGAGGATAGATCGCTAGTCAAACTTTTATGGATTTCTTTGGCTTGAGACATCGTAA